GTACCTGTACCTTCACGCTTCTCTCTCCCCAATTTTTTTTCTGACCTCTTAAAAATTTTTCCCAGCCAATTTTTTTTAGCGTAACTTTTAGCGTAACACTGCTTGTGTTTGTTACGCTATTTTGTTACGCTAAATGTATAAGAAAAGGAGCTCTATGAAACCAAAGATCACACTCGACAACTGGCGCTTTGAATATCTCAGGGACCAGGCCACACCATACAATCAGCTGCGCGTAGGAGGCCAGATTCGGCCCGAGGACGGCTCTGATAGCACTAAGCACGGTGTCGGCTTCGTCGAGCGCGTGCTGGATCTCCAGGGCTTCAATAAGCAGCCTCAATTCACGGAAGGCTTCGAGTTTGAAACGGAGTCGCGTACTGTTGTGCTCGGCACCAAGGAAAACTTCAATGCCTAACCATCGGCCGACGATGCACTTCGGACGGGACCGCACGACGCGGAATGCCTGTCTACAGTTTTTCGGCTTCGTTGCCGTGGTGCTGTTTCTCTACTTCATTTTTGGTGGGTTCGATTCATGGTAGAGCACGAGCCCGATACTGAAAATGTGGCGTATCTTGATGAATATCCGCACTTGAGCGAGAAAGTCCGATTGCGCCGTCTCGCTGCTGCGCGGCCACTCGGTCATGCTGCAGTGTTTGTGCTGCCGATCCCGATCAATTACCGCGAGCTCATGGAGCAACCACCAGAAGGGACTGCGTGATGGAAGGTGCATACACGCTCGAATTGCACTGTCACAACTGCGGAGATGCCCGTGAATACACGATCGAGAAGGGACTGCGGGTCCCCCAGGTTCCCTGCGATAACTGTGGCGTAAAACAACTAAAACGGGTCGCCTGGATCGACCGAAAGAAGGACGAGGATGAAGAAGATCTGCCTGAATGATGGCGTGGAGTTCGAAGCGAAGCGCGATACTGCGAAATTTTGCAAGCCTGCCTGCCGCGTTGAATATGCTCGCAAAGAAGGGATCAATCCGTCGACGGGCGAAGTGACGACCGCGCCGCCCGCTGAAAATCCCTTCGAGCGGCCGACTCCCGAGGGATATGACGAAGAAAAAGCGCTCAAGGCATTCAAGAAAATGGGGCTCGAAGAGGTCCAGTGGCTGACGACGGGCATTCCCGCGTTCGATGCGCTGACTATGATTCCAAAGGGCCGCCTGACGCAGATCGAGGGCCGCTACAGCGTCGGAAAAACGACCCTGTGCCTCAACATGATCGCGGGCCTCAAGGATCGCAAAGTGCTCTATGTCGACTCAGAAGCCAGTCTCAACCCTTCTCTTTTGGTGAAATTACGCCTGGACCCCAAAAAATTCGAGCTCTACAACAAGTCTGCTTATTTGGAGGACATCACCGAGATCCTCAAAAAAGCGATTCGCAGCGGCGAGTATGACCTGATCGTGCTCGATTCTTTGGCGATGACGACCACCAAGGCACGCGAAGCGAGCGACATCACCGCCAGCGACATCGGCCAGAAGGCCAAGCTGTTCAACAAGTTCCTGGAGCTCGTGATGGGCGATCTGAGGGACTCAAAGACGGCATTTGTGATCATCAATCAGACTCGCGATAAAATCGGCACCTACACGCCTGAAACGTACACGCCAGGCGGATCGGGCAAGGATTACAACTCGAGCCTGATGATCGCGCTCAAAACGATCAAATCATGGCGTTTTGGCCGCACTGCCGCCGACACCAAAGCGAAGCGTTTCATCGGCCAAGAGGTAGAGGCGACGATCGTGAAGTCCAAGGTGAATACGCCGTGGCGGACCGCCAAGTTCAAGCTCTATTACCCTGATCCTATCGACCGTTCGGACGAGGCGGAAGAAGTGGAGCCAGCATTTTAATGCCGAAGCTCAAGAATTATGGACCAGGCAAGCGCATCAACATTTGGATGCCCGAGCGCCACTTGAAAATCCTGGCCGACATCGAGAATAAATCGCAATTTTTCCAACTCGCCGTCGAACAGGCTGCAGGGATCATGGCGCTTGATATAATCAAGAAAGAGAAGGGGCTCACCCAGGCACCGCCGACCCCTGAACAGTACGAACAATGGAATAAAGACCACCCGCTAGATCCGCTCACTGCGAAAAGGACACAAAAATGGCCCAACACCCGAAGCTCTCAGCTGACACCACTCGACTGATCATCAGTCGAATCGACAATTACGACAACCTGAGTGACGAGGAACAGGCACGCCAGGCAATCAAAGTTATTGCCGAAGATTTTTATATTTTCATCGAGCGCAATTTGGTCATCAAAGAGAAAATAACGAAGCAGCTCGTGCCGCTCAAGGACGTGTTGAACTGGGAGCAGCAGGCGCTTGTCGAGCAGGTGATCGACGACCTGATCCATGGCCGTCCGATCCGCTACATCATCTTGAAGGCGCGGCAGATGGGTATCTCGACGCTGATCGAGGCCCTCTGTTATTGGTGGACCAGCACCCACCGCTACGTTACCAGCGTCATCATCGCCCACGAAAAAAACGCCGTCAATGCGCTGTATAAGATGTTCCGCCGCTACTACGAATACAGTCATCCGCATTTCCAGCCAGATCGCAAATATAACACCAAGGCCGAGCTCGTTTTCGACGTGAGCGACGAAGTGAAGAAGGAATATGCCGAGGCTGGCCGTGTGCCGCCTGGATTGCAGTCTGAGATCAAGACTATGGTGGCCGCCGACGACAAGGGCCGCGCCGACAACATCAACTTTTTCCATGGATCTGAGGTTGCCTTCTGGGATGACAGCGCCGACATCGTTTCGAGTGCGCTGCAGGCGGTCCCGATGGCACCTGAGAGCTTCGTGTTCCTGGAGTCGACGGCCAACGGTATCGGTGGCTACTTCTATGACGAGTGGCAGCTGGCCAAGCGCGGTGAATCGCAGTTCAAACCGCTATTTTTCCCGTGGCACCAGCACTACAAGTACGAATTGCCCGCGACTGATGAGGATCTGGGCCATCTTGACGATGAGGAGCAGGCGCTCTATGAGCTGTTCGAAGAAAACGGCTATCCGCGCGACAGCTGGCCCCGAAAAATCGCCTTCCGTCGCCGCAAAAAGCTCGAATTCCGTACTGATCCGAAGAAATTCTATCAGGAGTACCCCTCGACCCCAGAAGAAGCGTTCCTGGCCAGTGGTCGGCCCGTATTTGACACCAAAATGCTGCAAAAAATGGAGAATATCGCTGTTGAGGCCGAGAAAACTCTGCCCTACAAGTGCGGTGAAATCGTCAAAAATGATGATCCATACAGCACCGAGAAGTACATTTTCCGTGAGTTTCGGCGCGTCAACGACGGCGTGGACCCCTCACCGCTGCGTGTTTGGTGGCTGCCCGAGCCGAAAAAGAAATATGCGATCGGCGTGGACGTTTCTGAGGGTATCGAGATCGAATCGAGCAAGGGCAAGGAGCCTGACTACTCTGTTATCACAGTCGTCGACACTGCAGCCCGCAAAACCGTGGCCCGCTGGCGTGGCTACATCGACCCTGATCTTTTGGGGGACGTTGTTTTCGCCATCGGCATGTTTTACAACAAGGCTCTGGTCGGCGTGGAGATTAACAACCACGGCCTCACCACTGCTGCCAAGCTCAAAAATACCTTCTATCGCAATCTGTATATGCGCGAAACTGCCGAGGATGAGCAGTTCCAAGTTCGCACGTCTAAATTCGGCTGGCTGACCAACAAAAAGACAAAACCAGTGATGATCAATGAACTAGTGCGAAGCATTAGGGAAAATGATATAATCGACCTAGATGTAGTTTTCATCCGCGAATGTATGAGCTACGTCCGTGACGACAACGGTGCCATGAACGCCCAGCAAGGCCAGCACGACGACTGCGTAATGTCGATGGCAATCGCCCTGCAAATGGCCGAATGGTCCGCGTACGACACGGATTATGCCAAGGAAAAAATTAGTAAACCTACGAGAAACACAAATGCAACCAACGATGCCTTCACCCACAGCTCCACCAGCCCCGCAAGGGCCAGCAGTAGCGGACGTACGCGCGAAGCAGTCTCCCGAAGACGAGAAGCGCGAAGAGCACACCGAGCAACGCGCCGCAACAGGTGAGTTGACACTCGATGAAGCGCTCAAAATGTTCGACGATGCCGTCGAATATGTCGATACTGGCTTTCGCACAAACTGGGACAATTATTTCCGCGTTTACAAGGGCCAGCGGGTCCAGCGGCATTATGAGGGGATCGCGGACCCTGTTATTCGTGAATCTCACACGATCATTGAGACTTTGGTGGCCAACATCGCAGGTGGCACGCCAAAATTCCACTTCGTAAAAACCAATGAAGAGCAGTCTGATGACACCGACGTTCTGAATGGAATGCTCGATTATTACATGACCGTCAACCAGATGGGCCTGAAAAATCAGGAATGGGTGCGGGATATGTTGCTTTATGGTACGGGTATTTTGCACGTCACCTGGCGTGAAGGTAAACCGTTCATTGAGAATATCCCGCTGCGCGACTTCTTCGTCGATCCGCTTTCAACTGGCCTGACTCAAACCACGAACCCTGCACGCTATGCAGGTTATCGCTATTTTGTCGACAAGGAAGTGCTCGAGCGCGAAATGATCTACGATCCCGAAGAGGACAAGATGGTACCGCGCTACAAGAACCTCGAGAAAATCGGCTTCGACAAAGATGCCAAGGCTGGCGGTGCTGGAAACGGCGATAAAGCCGCACCAGACAAGGCGTTCAAGGATATGTTCAACGGCTCTACTTTGGGGGACCAGGCTGTCGAGCGCCAGGTCGCAGTTATCAAGCTCTATGATCTGATGACGGGCCGCATTTATGAGATCGGAAACCGCAAAGAGTTCATCTACAACGAAGAAACGTGGTGTAAGCGCGAAGAAATGGAAGAGGATGTTGAGGTTGAAGTCGACGGCAAAGTCGAAACGACCAAGCGCAAGCTGCACGAAATCAAGCCTTTCTTGCCATTTGCTGTACTCCGCGACTATGTCGACACCTCTCTGTTCTACGGTGAAGGTGAAATGGCGATCATCATGGGCGATGCTGAATTGCTCAATGACTACGAGGCCATGGATGTCGACAATAACGCCTATCAGAACACGCCGATGTACCAGATTGATCCGCAGTTCGCTGATCTCGCGCCAGAAATTGAGACAATTCCAGGTGCTGTATATCCGATTCCAAAGGGTGCTATCTCGCCTCTTGAACGTCCACAGCTCAGCCAGGATCTTGATCGTAAAAAGGAAGCTATTGCAGCGCGTATGCGCCGTGCTACGGCAGCCGACGACGCGGTCCAGGGTGTTGCTCAAAGCTCAAGCCGCACCACGGCTACTGAGGTATCTAGCCAGCTCGCACAGGCCCAGAACCGCTTCTCTACAAAGCTCGCAAATCTTGAATCAGAGGGATACGCGCAGCTTGGCTCGATCATCGTCAAACTGGTGCAAATTTTCGTCACTCGCAAGACTGCCATTCGCATTGTTGGGCCGAAGGGTGTCGCTTTCCGCGACTTTGATCCTTGGGAATACGATGGCGACTGGGAGCCGCATGTTGAGCTCGATACGACCATCAAGCAGAAGCAGATGGAAGTCGGCCAAAAACAGAATCAGATCTTTGAGATCCTCACCAATGACCCACAGGGTATCTTTGATCCTATCGAGATCAAGCGCTTCATGGTCCAAACTATCAATCCTGACATCACCGACGAGAAATTCAACAAGATGCTCGCACCTCCAAAGACTGAGGACAACAAAGACGCGAATGACAAAGATTACCTCAATGTTAGCTACAAAGACCTCGAGCCATGGGGTCGCTACCAGGCACAAATTGATCTCGGTTGGGAACCAGATCCTTCACTCAAGGGCGATATGCAGAACCGCATGGTACGCCAGGCTGTCGAAGGTGCTGACTTGGCGGACCCTGCAACGACTGCAGACGGCAACGTGGTCCCTGGAATGGAAAATCTCATCGCACCACCTGCACCTACCCCTGCAGCTGCCCCAGAAGGCATGATGCCAGCCATGGCGTGATATACTAGTGAGGCTAACCCTACAAAATGCGCTCTACCTGCATGAAATGGATCTGAGATAGGTGCCTTTTGGTATTTCGTATCTGATAACATGTTCAATTGATCACGTATTGCACATATATTGACCATATACAAATTAAGGTAAAAAAGGAGCAACAGAATTACTATGGCAGGAGAAAATCAAGACCGATCTCACGAAACGCGCACCCGCGCCCAGATTAAGCGTGAGGAACATAAGCGTAAAAGTGCTGAGCGTGCAGCTGAGACTGATAGCCTGCAGCATTCGTACGCACGCATCAAAGATGAGCCAGCTTTCAAGGATATTTTGGCGAAGGCGAAATCATTTGCCGCCTATCACACCAAAATGGCCAAGGATGGCGTTGGATACCGCGATACAGGCCAGTTTGACGCGAAGGGCGATGCGATCCAGGAGATTGTCTACTATGATCAGCCGAAGCGTCTCAGCGAGCTCGACAAAGCGTCTGGTATCGAAGAGCTCGAAGGCTACATTCTGCGTATGCTCAATCCTGTTTCTATTGGTGCGGTCGTGCCTAGCTCGCCAGAGATTCCTGTTGCGGGCGAGAGTGGCGCGGACAAGCCCGCCGATCAGCCTATTGCATAATTTTTTTGGACTAGGTATTCTAGTACCATAACCACATTCGGTGGTTGGCAATTTCAAACACAAATTAAGGAGAAATGATGGAAAACGATTCCACAACCGACGCAGCTGACAACCAGTCTGACCAGCAAAACGCTGACAACCAGTCTGACCAGGGAAAAGCGACGACGGATCAGCAGACCGATGCCAACAATGGCACCGATAACCTGGACTCATCAAAATCTACCGACTCGTCGGCTGATGATGATAAATCAAAAACTGGCGAAGAGGAAGATAACTCCTCTGCTTCAAAGTTCGATGACGACCTTGACGAATGGGCCGAAAAAACTGGTCGGGCGGTACCTACGACCGACAGTGAACGGAAACTTTTACAAGAAATCCGTGACGGCCAACGCGAATTTTCGCGTACACAGGAGGCTAAGAAGGCGGCTGCAGCGGTGCAGGATGCCATGAAAGATTCTAAGCCTACCGACAATAAGCAAGATGACGAAGGCGACGATGACGATGATCCTCTTGCAAAAGAGGTTGCAGAACTCAAGCGATCTAATCGCGAAGAGCGGACTGCACGTCTCCAGTCGGAATACTTCTCAACTCACCCCGTCACTCCCGAAGAGTCAAAAGTTATGGGCGAAATCCTGAAAGAAAAGGTAGACAAAGGCGGTAAAACGGCTTATGACTACTGGACGAATCCTGATAACTTGGAGGACTGGCACGCGCTTGCAAAAGCTCGGATCAGCGCCACCACTGACACGACTGCTATAGAACAAGAAGCTGCTCGAAAAGAGCGTGAGCGAATTGCGAAGGAACAGCAAGCAAACGGACCTTCACGCAACGCGAGTACGCAGCAACCAAAACAAAAAACTGGTTACAACCGTACCGAGTTCTTGAAGTCCGATGATTAACCCATAAGGAACTTCTAAAAATGCAAAACTATGCACACGAAGATCTGGCTGTCCTTGACGAGCGTTTTTACACTGAGTCAAAGACCAGTCTGATCATCAATAACGGTATCACCATGACCTTCCACGGTGTGGCTGGTGTTACTATCTACAACGTCGACACCGTTCCCGAAGTGGACTACGTCCGCTACGGTAAGGATCGCTTCGGTCCTTTGGTAGAACTGGGTACGGGTGTCCAGGAATTCACCCTTTCACAAGATAAAGCCTTCACCTTCACCGTTGACCGAGGAAACTTGGAAGACAGTATGATGGTGCAAGAAGCTGACAAGGCTGTTAAGCGCCAGGTTCGCGAGGTTTCTGTACCTACGACCGACATCTATCGCTTGACCGTTCTGGCTGCCTACGCTTCGGCTAACGGCCAGGTAACGACTGCTGCCCTGTCTGCAAGCAACATCTTCCAGGGTATTTTGGCGGAACGCGCAGCTCTGATCGACGCAGAAGTCGATGTTGACGACCTAGTTGTTTACATCTCTGCTACTGCTGAGACTTACCTGTGGCGCGACCCAGAATTTAAGGGTGCTTGTGACAAGTCATACGCTGACAACAAGACAGGTGCTATCGGTAAAGTGCTTGGCATGACCATTGTGGTCTGTCCTTCAAGCTACTACGTCGCTAACTTCGGTTTCATGGTCGTACACAAGAAGGTACTCGTTGCTCCTACCAAGTTCAACATGGTCCGCATCCTCGATGTTGTCCAGGGTATCGACGGTAAGGTAGCAGAAGGTCGACGCTACTACGACGCATTCATCCCTCAGAACAAGGGCGTTGGTATCCGTCTTCGCAAGATCGCCTAATAATTAAGAAGCAACAGAAGGAACACTATAATGCCTAAAACAGTTGAACAACTAGCAGCAAGCAAAGCTGGAGAAACTGCCGAATCCAATGGTTTCGGCAGCCAGGAACGCCCACTGCGCCCAGCTGGTCTGTACCAGTTGAAGAACGACGCGGGTGAAGTCGTTGACGAGCTGATCGTCAAAGTTCACCCAAAATTCGGTGACAGCCAAGCTGCTGCCGTAGAGCGTGTCGGTTATAAGTTCGTCCGTGCTGCAAAGCCAGGCGAAATCAAAGAGATCGAAGTTGACGCTAAGCATCTCGCCACTGAGAATCAACTTGGTGGTATCACAGCCGATGAAACACTCAAGGGTGTTCTCGCTCGAGTTTCCGCACTCGAAAAAGAAAACGCGGATCTTCGTGCAGCTCAAACTGCCGAAGATAGTAAGGGTACTGCTGATGGTGACACCAAGGCTAACGCCAAGGAAGAAGCCAAGACTGAGGCAGTTGCTCGCACCGAGGCTCGCCAAGATTCTACCGTTGGATCTGGTGCTGATGAGACTCAGAAAACCGAAGAGCTCAAGGGTAACGTCACTACCACTGATCCTCTTTCCAACGGCGACGAAGGTGACGAGGGCGATGAAGACGAAACAGATGAGAATGGTGAGAAGCCTTTCAACAAGCTGAATCGTGCTGAGCTCGAAGCTGTAGCTGAGAAGGAGCAGATCACCCTTCCTGCCGAAGCTGATACTAACGCAAAAATCCGCGAGGTGATCACCAAAGCTCGCGCAGAGAAAGAAGGTAACTAATCATGGCTACAGTAAAACTAGCCGATGGCCGTCGCGTTCTCGGTGAGAACGTGAGCGCAAACAACACCGTCGCATTGGCCGACAGTGGATCAGCGCTGAATATCATCTCTGATGCTAAGGTAACGACCCTTCCTGATGCTGCTGCTGGCAACGTCGGGCTGGAAGTCTTCGTTGTCCTTGGCGGTGTTCCTGCTGGCGGCCCAGTAGGAAGCGGTTCCAACGCAAGTGTTGGCCACGAAATTGCCCCTAATTCGAGCGACAAGATCGTCGGTATCCTTGGCGGATCTGGTACGGCAGACAAGTCTATCCTGATGGCAAAAGCAAGCATGATCGTTGGTGATTATGTGAAGCTGCGCTCGAACGGTGTAGACACATGGTTTGTCGTCGAAGCCAGCGGCGCTTGGACGATGGAAGCCTAGTCGCAGTTTGACTAGCTGGAGAAACGCCTCAGAAATGGGGCGTTTTTCTTATGGTAATTTGATATAATGCAAGCAGGAGAAATCAAAATTCATGGCAAAAAATCAAGATATTGAAATCAAGCGGGGCAATACTCTCCCGATCACAGTCACAATTACAGATGCCAATGGTGCTGCAGTTGATCTGACTGGTGCTACTGTTTATTTTACGGCCAAAGCTGCTGAATCTGATACCGATGCTACTGACAACAACGCAACCATTAAAAAAGACGTGACCGATCACGTCGATGAAACTGGTGCCGCAAGTGCCGAGGATGGAATTACTACGATCGTTTTGGATGCTGACGATACCACTGTTACGCCAAAAACTTACTTCTATGACATCACGGTAAAATATGCACCTGTCGGCGGTGCTGATCCAGTGGTCAACACTGTAGTCGAAGGCAAATTGAAGATCGACGGGAAACCGACCAACAGGAGCGTATAATGGCGGACCAAGTACGGATCTCCGTCACTTACAAGCCTGGGGCCGTCGTCAATGGCAAGGTTATTTCTCAGGCCAAAAACTCCGTGGCGATGGAGCGTATTTCTATGCGCGTGCAGTCCGTTATCGCGGGCACGCCTGGGCCTGCAGGTCCTGCTGGCGTTGATGGTGCAACTGGTCCGACTGGAGCAACAGGTCCTCAAGGGCCTGCTGGTGCAGCTGGAGCAACAGGTCCCGCAGGTGCGACGGGTCCTACTGGCCCAACAGGATTGACTGGCGCAACGGGCTCTACGGGACCATCTGGGCCTGCAGGAGCCACGGGACCACAAGGAACGACAGGAATTGCTGGTCCTACTGGTCCGACGGGTCCAGCGGGCGCTACGGGCCCCGCAGGAGCTACTGGTCCAACGGGTGCTGCTTCGACGGTGCCAGGGCCAACGGGTGCAACAGGGCCTGCTGGCGCAACTGGGCCAACGGGACCGACTGGCCCGCAGGGTACTACAGGAAACACGGGAGCCACGGGACCGACTGGTCCAACTGGCGCAACTGGGCCTGTCGGCCCCGCAGGTGGATCGACGGTATTTCTTGGCGACTGGGCTACTGCTACCTCTTATCCTGAATTTTCGAACGTCATGCACAATGGATCAAGCTGGGCTAGTATTGCTAGTCACACTTCGGGTTCAACAACTGAGCCAGGCGTGGGTGTCGACTGGCAAACAGTATGGCAAATGGCGGCATCAAAAGGTGCTACAGGCGCGACGGGACCGACTGGAGCCACTGGGCCAACTGGTCCGCAGGGTGATGCTGGTGCTGTCGGTGCGACTGGTCCTGCAGGGCCTACGGGTGCCACTGGTCCTCAAGGTACGGCTGGAACAACTGGTGCAACGGGCCCAACTGGACCTACTGGTCCCACGGGTCCAACTGGTAATACGGGAACGACAGGTGCCACTGGTCCTACAGGGGCCACAGGGCCTACGGGTCCAACTGGACCCACAGGTGCTACTGGCCCGACTGGTCCATATCTGACGGGTATGGTCATGCAGTATGTCGGCAAAACCGAACCGACTGGATGGCTGTTTTGCTATGGCCAATCACTCTCGCGCACGACGTATGCGAATCTCTTTGCAGTGATCGCGCCAAACCTTGGCACTGCTACGATCACCAATGCGAGCCCTGCTGTTGTGACTCTGACGGGTCACGGCCTTTTGAATGGCGATCCCGTTATTTTCACGACTACAGGATCACTGCCGACTGGCATTACTGCCAATACCACCTATTTCGTCTACAACAAGACCGCAAACACCTTCCAACTAACCGCTTCGCGAATGAATGCGGGCACTATCGTCAATACCTCTTCGGCAGGATCGGGCACGCACTCTGTTCGTTACGTTCCTTTTGGCGTACCAGACACGAGCAACTTCTATGCGCCTGATTTCCGTGGCCGTGTTGCTGCAGGTACTGACGGTATGGGTGGCACTGCGATCGGCGTCCTATCGAATCAAGCACTCAACGGTGTCTTCGGTAATGCTGGTGCGATGGGTGGTGAACCGACTCACACCATGACAACTGCCGAGCTCGTAGCTCACGCCCACCTTGTAAATATTGGTCAGGCATCCACTAACTTCCAACCGATTGCCAGTTCAGGTATCGGTACAACTGCGACTACTCAGAATACTGGTAACGGTCCAGGTAGCGGTAATGCTTCCAACCAGATCCAGCCGACTACTGTTATTAACTACATTATCGCAACATGAGATTCCACGTCGTAAGCCTACCCCACACTCAAACCACCAAGGACTTTACTTCGTGCGCCTTCACAGAAAAGGTTCGAAAATTCTGCAATATGATGCGGGCTCGTGGCCATGAGGTGTATTTATATGCGGGCGAAAAGAATGAGGCAGATGTCGACGAGCTGATCACTTGCATCACCGAAAAGGAGCGCAAAAAATTTTTGGGCGGAAAATTTTATGTCGAGGCAGACTTTAACCCACTGCTACCCACTTGGAAGAAATTCAACAATGCTGTCATCGAGGGGATCAAGAAGCGAGCCCAGCCGCAAGACTTTGTTTGCTTGATCGGTGGCACGTCGCACAAGCCGATTGCTGATGCTCTGCCAGAGATGATCTGCGTCGAGTTTGGCATTGGCTATGGCGGTACTTTTTCGAAATACCGAGTATTTGAGAGCTACGCCTGGATGCACACGGTATACGGCTCGAGCAATCCGAATCCGAACGCGCTCGATGGCAACTGGTTTGACGCAGTGATCCCGAGCTACTTTGAAACAGAAGATTTTCCGTACCGCGAGATCAAAGACGACTACTACCTCTATATTGGCCGTTTGACCGATCGCAAAGGTTTTCAGATCGCGGCCGATGTATGCAAGGAATTAGGCAAGCGGCTTATTTTGGCGGGCCCAGGCACTCCGCCAGACTATGGCGAGTATGTGGGCGTGGTAGGCGCTGAGAAGCGTGCTGAGCTGATGAGCGGTGCCAAGGCGGTATTTGTGCCGACTCAGTACATTGAGCCGTTTGGAAGCGTCGCGTGCGAGGCCATGCTGTGTGGTACGCCAGTGATCACGACGGACTGGGGTGCTTTTACCGAGACGAATATGCAGGGATTCACTGGATTCCGCTGTCGTACTTTTGGCGAATTTTTGCAGGCTGCTCAGATGGTCGAGCGCCTTGACAATAAGTTTATTCACGAGTACGCCGTGAGCCGATGGTCGCTTGAAACAGTGGGCGAAGAATACGAAACCTACTTCAAGAGACTGCTAACGCTTTGGGGCGACGGGTGGTATACTAAAAACTAGGAGAAACACAAAAAATGACACTTGCAGACATCGTTAGCTCAGTACGCGGACTACTCACAGATGACCAATTCGACGAGGACCTCATTCGAGAGGCCGCTAACTGGTTTGTTTATGAGCTGTTCAACAACACGCGCACGCGCCTGATGGAGTCGAGTGACACCATTTCTGCTTCGATCAACGCTACTACTGCAGATTTTCCTGACGACATGATGACCTGGATCGCGATCTATCGGACCGCGCCAGATGTAGCACCGATCACCGAGGATTATGTACCATACGCTCAATTTATGCAGCGTCATGCAAACTTTGCAACTGCTACTGCTGGCCGTCTTCGCGACTGGACCATGTACGGCAATCAGATGCGTTTCGGCGCACCTCTTAGTGTTGCGCACACCTTCCAAATTGACTACCTTCGGGAACCTACGCCGATGGAGGATGACACCGACGACTGTGAGGTCCCTGATCGTTATTCTGAGCTCGTATCTAAGGGTACGCTGGCGCGGATCATGGAGATCAATGAGGACTACGCAGAAGCCGCTCAGGAGCGTACGAATCTTGAGCCGCTAGTTAATACGTTTATTCGCAACGAGGCCCGTGGCGGTGGTAAAACGGGTCCTATCATTATGAACAGCCGTCGTCGGCGAGGTAATTCTACGGGCGTACCGAGACTAGGAGAATAGCCATGCGCAGCAGTTTTGGCCGAACGCAACGCAAGATCATGGCCACCTCCGAGCCAAAGATTGATGAAACCTACGACCTTCGTGGGTTGAATATGATTTTGCCCGATCAGATTATCAAGAACGGGGAAACACCATATACGATCAACTCCCGCATGTACGCTCGCAACGAGAATGATACCCGTGTCGCCAATCGTACCCGCAAAGGATCTACGCGGCTCAGTACGGCCGTTGGCGAGACGCTTTCTACCGAAAATGTTGGCACTTCAACAGGGGATCTTGAATTTCGCACTGATCGCGTGATTGCGCAGCCGTTCGACGCGGGTGCCGATGGCGCTCTGACGCGTATCGACTTCGAGCTCAAAAGGCAAGCGGGCGCGACTGGCCACGTCATTGTCGAGATTGCCGAGGACAGTAACGGCGTTCCAGGCCAAGTGATTGCCGAGAGCTCAATTCTCAGTTCTTCTATCACCGACACCTATCAATACCTTCCAGCCTACTTGATCGACGCGCCGAACTTGAGCAACGGCACGCAATACTGGGCGCTGCTGTATATCCAGGACAACGGTTCAGGCTCTTATTTGGTGCGCCAGACGGCCGATGCGGGTGCGCTGGATCTTGAGAGTATTGACGAAGGTGTTTCATGGCAGAGTTTGGGCGTATCTTTCCGATTCAAGAGTTATCAGAGTAGTGATGAGGGCGTGAAGGGATTCCACCGCCGCTATCCAAGCAACGGTGAGAAGCGGACTCTATTTGCTGCAGGCGGCAGTATTTATAGCGCTCAAGACAATGGCACCGTTTCCGAGCTGGATGCTACGCTCAATGCAGGATCTTCGGTCGTACGATTTACTTCGGTCGATGACAAGTCGATGTTTGTCAACGGTATCAATGCGCCGCGCTGGTATGACGGTTCGGCCGTTTCCAACATTCCAAACGCACCTCTGGGCGCGACTCATGTGATCATCCACCAGGGCCGAGCATTTTTCGTAACCGACAAAACGCTGGTCCGATTCAGCGATCTCTATGATTTTGCGACATACCCATCTGTGAACTTCTTCTATGTACCAGACCCTAAAAGCTCAGATCCGATCACTGGCTGGCGCTCATTCCAGGACAACTTGGTTATTTGGACCCACGAAACAAAGCATATCGTTTACGGTAGCGACATCTCGAGCTTCACCCGCAAAGAGGCCATCGGTACGAAGGGTGCTGTTTCTGACGAGGCGATCGCGGTCGACAAAAACAACGCTTACTTTATGGCGGATGACGGCTTCGTCTATGCCTTCAATGGTATCTCTGATAAAAACATCTCTGCCAAAATGGAGCCCGAATTTGCGAACATCGTCGACAAGGCTCAAGTTCGTCTGCACCTCTATCGCAATCAGCTGCGCGTGTACTATCCGAAGGCACCGAGCGCGGTCAATAACCGTATGGCTCTCTATGATATTGAGCAGGATCAGTGGTTTATGGATACTGGTCGGCCAGTCACGGGATCGCTCGAATGGACTCAGGACAACAACGAGCTCATCGAATTCAGCTCAAAGGCTCCGTGGATGTTCCTGGGCGAGCAAAACTACTCTGATCTTGGCAAGGCAATCGACTGGAAATACTGGACCAACTACAAGATCTATGGCTCTGGTGCCAGCAAAAAGCGAATCAAGCGCTTCCGTCCTGTGATCCGCACCGTGAACGCCGATTACACGATGCTGGTCGGTAAGGATATGGACTTCCAAAACACTCCCGATATGCGCGAGTACATTGTTTCTGGTGGCGGCGCGACGTGGGGTAGCTTCGTATGGGGTGACGGCACAAAGTATGGCCGTCGTAAAATGATCGACAAGAATTCTGCTATGTCTGGCCGTGGTCGTCACATCCAGTACCGCTTCGAGCGCAAGGGTGTTGAAACACCTGTCGAGCTGTATGGCTATATCGCGCAGATCAAAGAAGGAAGGCCGAAGTAATGGGTCCTGGACTGTTTGGCCTACCAATGCAGGGCGGGACGCTCCAAAACATTCCGCCTAATGCGGGCCGCGAAGAGCAGATCAATGCCCTCAACGATGTCATTAACCGCTTGAACAATATGCTCAAGGCTCAGACGTTCTCTGATGGCACGAGCAAGCGCTATGTGCAGGGATACGCGAAGGGCCGCTGGCCAGGCGGTGATTTTGGTGTTGCGATCAGTAAGCCTGGTGAAGATGTCACGCAGGTTGAATTTGCGAACCTGCTTTTTGCTTGGGACTTTTCGACCAACAAGCAGTATTTCAATGGCGGTACTCAGATCTTTTATGATCCTGAGACTGGCAAGGATGTCGGCCAAGTTGGTATTTTGCCGAACGGTAAGGGTGGCAACGCCTGGGCCAAAGAAAATGAGAGCGTTGATGATGCGTTTGCGGGGTCATAATGGAACCGAACGTCAAGAAGCTCCAATTCGTCAGCCTCGACGCGATTGACAAAGTTGTTGCGAGCGGCACAGAGGTTATCACCAATAATGGCCCGTCGGGATCGAGCTATGCGACTTCTGATAGTATCGTCGAGCGTACGATTGCGAACCCCTACGGCAAGCGCTGCCTGGTCCGTTTTCGATGGAAAACTGAGGATAGCGATTTTACGTCTCCGCAGTCGATCGTCGAGTATGCCTACACTGTCGATGCAACTGCGTGGGGTGGTCCTGTTTCTGATCCGATCCCTGGCACGAAAGCCGCAGTGTCGATCGGTATAAGCGCCACTGAGATCAAGATCCGCACGATCAATGGCCATCACAGCAACGTGGCGTACTCTGGTACTGCCATGAGCCCAGGGCCCGATATTTATTCCGCGATCGCGCACGTTTTTACAGTTGAATACGCATTGTTTGAGGTAGACTGATGGAACCCGATTTAAGCGCACTAGCATTTTGGTCAGGCCGCAACTACATGAAGCGGAAAGCGATGCTTGGGTACGTCGATGTGAGCGTGCCTACTTTTGGTGATTCCTCGCCTGCGTACATCGGCCATAATTTGGGATTCATCCCAGAGTACGATATTTGGGCCGAGCTCTCGCGTACTGATATGCTGTGGTCCAACAAGTTGCCCTATGTCGGCATGGCGGGATTTGCGGGTACGCTGCCATTCGTGACGCTCACTGAGTGGATGGACGAAAATAATTTGACGATCATCCTGCATAATGAGAGTGGATCGACGCACACTATTCGCGTGTACTATCTGATCTATAAGGACTATGCACCATGACAGTAGATCTCACGAAACTGATTCAGACAAGCCAAAATAAGGGCTTCGCCAACAACAACGAGTATGAGGGGTCCGTCAACATCACTGGCACGGCAACGGCGGGGCTCAATACGCGCACGTTTACTGTGCCGCTTGACGAGATCCCTGATCTGGTATCGGCTGTTTTTAACGGGCCGACAGATACAGTATATGGCAGCGATCCGCGCCCTGGGACCGCCTGGTTCAAAACAGGCTATATTTGGGTGCTTGGAACAGATGCGGGTGCGGGACATGTAAATTACCCGACTCCCTGGAAGCTCGAGCTGACCATTAGCGGCAAAAATGCTATTATTAAAGCAAGCTATGTGCAACAATTCATCGCGAATCTAGCCTTGACAAGCACACCGCTCTACTATCGAATTTTTGATTACTCTGTCTTCTAACTTATGCTAAAATAACCACAGGAGAAAACAAAAAATGCCCCCAGCAGTTCGCGAACTACAATCACTTATCGCCGAATACGGAAAAGCGTATGACCCTCAAAGGGCTCTTATTGATGCCGACATCGCTGCGAACACAAATGCTGGTGCCGCTCAAGAACAGGGTCTTGAAGCAAAAAAGAACACTGCATTCAAACAGATTGATCAAAAGAGTCAGAACCGTGGCATGTATTTTTCTGGTGCATCGCCAGACGAACAGTATGAATACACCGCTGGAACCTATCTGCCTGCACTAGCTCAGTTGCAGGCTACTATTGCGTCTACTCGTAGCGCCCTGCTTGGCAAAAAGGCCGACATCGAAACCGATGTTTACAACAAAGCATTTCAAACTCGCGAAGGCGACATCGCTGCAAAGCGTACCTGGGACAGCGAGCAAGAACGCCGCCGCTTCGAAGAAGAGCAAGCACGGATCGCCTGGGAGCGACAGCAACAGGCTGCCAAAGAACAGCGAGCATTCGAGGCTTCCGAAAATGCAAAGAGTCGAAGCGCTTCCGCATCGGCCAAAGCTGGCACCGCACTCGAAGTTCGCAAAAACTCTGCTGGTGGTTGGGATGTATACGAGGGTGGCCAGAAGTCACAGAATTACGACCTTGCAACGTACGCACAGCTTACTGGTAAGGATCTTATTAACCTGTTGGCAAACGGTGATGCAAAGGACCGTCAGGCTGCGAAGTGGTACAACGACAACATCCGACTGGGTCGTGGCCAGGCATACGCTCTTGATCGTCTGATGAATTATGACCGTCCGACAGCATTCTACTTGGGCGGTGGATACGGAAGTTAGGGGGCCTGAAAAATGGCCTACACGATTGGCGATGACGGAAAAGTCCGAAGCAGCGTAAAAACTACTGGGACACGCAAAAAGCGCAAAGATTGGCGCTCTGCTTATAATGATCCAAATTCAACGGGCACCTCTGGAGGCTCTTCTAAGCCTGCCAACTGGCGCGAGCAATATGCTGCGGAACGCCAGGAGGCTGCACCACGCGAGCAAGCCAAAAACATTGACGAAGGCAAGACTACCAACAAATTCAAAACCTACGAGATCAAGCAGGATGGCCAGAACGAGATCTTTGGCATCAAGGGCGGTAAACGCTATAAATTGTCTCTCAAGGATGATGTAGAGCTCGACGAGAAGGAATTCATCAAGCAGTTCGACAAAATGAGCTCAGATGCTCGAAAAGCCTATGTTGAATCACTGCAGGGCAAATCAGACAAAGATACCACGGCCCGAAACACCTTGAAAGTGCTCGAGAAAAACGGCAAATTCAAGGGTAATATCATGGACTTCATCGAAGGTTCGAACGATAAACTCTTTGGTGGTATGAGCCGCGCCGCGACGCGTACTGCCGCATTCGTCTCAGGCAACAGCGACAAAGCTGATGAATGGATCGAAAACACTAGCCAGAAGGGTGCTAAGCAATATACGGGCGCTGGTAAAGCAGGCGAGACATTCGGTTCGGCCCAGAAGGGTATTGTTGATGTTGCGACGGTAGTTGTGCCCGCTGGCGCTGCTTCTAAGGCCGCACAGGGCCTCGGTGTCGTCGACAAGCTGTCGAAGGGTGGCAAAGCTGCACAAATCGCCGCGAAGGTACTTCCACAGGCCGCAGGATCGGTCGCAGGTACGGCTGTATCGGCTGGCCAAGATATTGCCGAGGGTCGTGAGAAGGATCTCGCACGCAACGCTGCAATCGGTACTGCAGCGGATCTTTTGTTGCCTGGCGTTGGCAAGGTGCTCAAGATGGCCGACAAAGCTGCTGGAAATGTCATCGTCGACGTTGCTACCAAGGGCGGAAAAGAAGCCAGCCAAGGACTGCAGACGATCGGCGAGAAGGGTGTTGTCGGCGGCCTCAATAAGATGTTCAGTCGGACCTTGCAGAAAACTGCCTACAAAGTAGGTGACGCGCTGAGCACTACCAAAACAGGCTCGAAGCTGATTGATCTCAAAGATGACTTTATGACCAAGTGGGTGACAGATATGCACCCGCTCTACAAGACGCTCAAGCGATCCGACTTCGAAGGAAAAACGCAGGGCGCGTATTTGGCTGCTCGTGAAGCAATCGGTAACAGTAACCGCGCTCTATCGTACGCCCAGGACTTCATTGAAAACGATCCAGGAATGCGGACCGTTGTTGAAGGTATCCAAGCAAGCAATCCCGACGTGGTCGCGGGCCGAAAAGCCTTCGATGAATACGCCAAAGTACGATCTGAAATTGATCTGGCCACTGCAGGCAAAAAGCAATTCTCAGAGAAGAAGATGGCCGAGCTCAATGAGCGCCTGGCCAAAGCTGGCACTGAGACGTTCGATCAAGAATACCAGGGCCTCGTCAAATTCTATGAAGACATCAATGACTTCCGCCTAGAGAACGGATTGATCTCAAAGGCGCAATATGACCAGTTCAAAGAAGAGGGCTTCGATTATGTGCGCCAACAGCGTGAACTGCCACAATGGATGCTCGACAAGCCTGCTGGCAAGGGCGCGGGTCCAAAGGCTTCAATCACCAAGAGTGATGCTGTTCAAAAGCGCAATAAATACGCATCTGGCGAATTGCTGTCACCTCTTGAAACTGCCATCAAAACAGCACAGCTCGCTCACGTCGAAGCCTACCGAAACAAGGCCGCAAAAACTGTCTACTCTCTTTTGGAGGAAGCTGGCGAAGCCAAACTGGTACGCTCGACTGATATGGTCCGCGAAAAGCAGGGCCTATTGACCGAGCTCAAAGAAGGTAAGGTGATCGTAAACAAGTTGAACCGCGCCATCCGTACGCACAAAAATGCCGCCAACGAGCTCAAGAAGGAAATCACCGCACTCAACCGCAAGGGACGCAACGAAATCTCGAAAGAGCTCCGCGCATTCGTGCGTGAGTTCGATAAAAAAGCTGGCAATAAAGCTGGCGTATTCAGTGTGCGCGAAGTCACCGACAAGCTCCTAGCCATGGATAGTGTCGAACTGCGCAAGATCCGTCGAATGCTTGAGACACGCAACACGAAGCTCGAGCCGCTCCTGGACCGCATCGAAGTATTGAACCGTGACCTGGCCGATCTGCACGCACAGCGCAGCGGGGTATGGAATCAGGCCAACTCTATCAAGACCACTGTTGACAAGAGCGGTATGACCAGTCTGAGCTTCCTCGATGATGGTGTCGAAAATGTCGTCAAAGTCGATCCTGTCGTTGCTTCTGCAGTTCACAACTGGGATAAGCAACAGCAGAATGTGATGAATAACTTCCTGCGCATGAGCAACAACATCTTCAAGTATGGTACTACTGGCTTGAACGCAGGCTTCGCGCTGCCTAACTTCGTAGCCGACCAAGTGGGATCAGCCATCAACTCGAAAAATATCCTGGCCACGCACAACCCGAGCAACTTCATTCACTCTCTGTTTATGACGATCGGCCGACCGCTCAATGCCGCTGACCAGGAAATCCTGCAGAAATACATCGCTGGAAACAAGGGCGCGTTGAACATCAACCAGTACACCAAAGCAGCGACTGCCGAGAAGGTAGGTAATAAGCTCGTGCGCGATGGTGCCAGCCGCGGCTCACAGGCATATACGCTGATCAAGAATCCGAAAGAGGGATTTCGCACACTGTTCCGAAGCATGGAGGATCTTATTGGTGCAGCTGAAAGCGCGACTCGTATCCAAAACTACCGTGGTGCGTACAAGCAGGCTGCCAAAGAGGGTATGGAAGAAAATGCAGCACGGATCGCCAACCAGCAGGCTCGTGAAAACTCTGTCGACTTCTTGGAGATGGGTACTTATGGCCGAGTCGTAAACAGCTTCATTCCATACTTCAACGCTGCCATCCAGGGTAACAGGGTCATGCTGCGCAACGCGGCCGAGCGGCCTGTTTCCTTCGCTGCAAAAACTGCAGCCTTGATCGGTATGCCGATTGCAGCCAGCACCGCCTGGAACGTCTCAGATCCTGATCGTAAAGCTATCTATGATACGATCCCCGAGTACGTCAAAGAAACCAACTATGTGATCATTGGTCCAAATGCCAGCTGGAACGAAGATAAGAAGAAGTGGGATGGTGTTTTCTTGATGAAAAAACCACCTGGATTCAAAGAGTTTGCTGAGCCTATCCGCAAATTTATCGAATTCAAGTCCGAAGATCCAAACGCTGATGTTATCGGCTTTTTGCGCGACGAGGGCGGCTCTGTTGCTGCCGACTTCGGTAGTGCCCTTACCCCTATCGACTTCTCTGATCCAAACAAATTCTTGAGCTCAGTCACGCCACAAATCTTGAAACCAACGGCCGAAGCGATCACCAATAAAAACTTCTTCACGGGCGAAGACATCGTGCCCGAGTATCTGTTGGATCAAGAGCCCAAGGACCAGAAGTACGAACACTATTCACAGCTCACAAGCCATATTGCGGGTCTGTTCAACACGTCACCGCTCAAAGTTGATCAGTGGATTCGTCAAACCTTTAGTGAAGTCGGTACCAATGCCGTCAACACTATCGACCGCGTGACTGGAGCGCCCGAGGAGGCCGTGGGTGGCCGAAGCCTGCCTGAGAGCATCCAGCGTCGTTTCTACGGGGCCCCAGGCGGCGCAGATACTGATGCGTTCTATAAAGCCTACAATCCCGCTCAGTCGGCTCGTACGCGGGCCTCAAAGAACGTTACCGAGCTTGTGAAGCAGGGTCGTATCAACGAGGCTAAGCGCCGCGCCCAGGAGTACAACGATACCGTCCAGGATCGCTTTGATGAATTCTTCAAGAAGTACGGTGATTCACCGAACTATGATCCTGAGTGGAACAAGCGAATCGAAGAATTATTGATCCCAGTAAACGACCGAAGTTTTAGTGCAAGACGGCGCCAAAAATGATAAACTAACCATTAGAAGGAAATAAAAAAATGCCTACAGTAAACCCAACACTCCCAAATGACGGCGAAGACGCAGATGCAGTCGATATTAGCGGACCGATTCTAGCGATCTTATCCGTATTGAATGGCCACGTCGACGAGGACAACCTCGAAGATGGTGGTGTTATTCTGAGTAAGTTGGCCACTTCTGTAGCAAACGCACTTGTACCGATCGGTACTATTTTGCCGTATGGTGGCGCCAGCTCACCAAATAGCTCATGGCTTCTTTGTTACGGCCAGGCAGTCTCACGAAGCACGTATTCGAGTCTGTACGCCATTCTAGGCGATCTATATGGTGTTGGTGACGGATCAACCACTTTCAACCTTCCTGACCTTCGAGGACGCGTCCCAGTGGGTAACGATGCGATGGGCGGTACTGCTTCGAACCGTATGCAGCGCTCCACAACGCTCACAACCTCATCAGGCAGCGCATCAGGTACTGTCGGCTCTGCTGCTGGTCTGTCGATCGGTATGCGCATCACGAACCCGAACGTGACTGCAGGCACTACCATTACCGCCATTTCTGGCACCACAATTACTATGTCCGCCAATGCAACAGGTAACGGCACGAACATCGCCTCTCGATTCTCGATGCTTGCGAATGATGCGCAAGTACTGGGTGCAGCTGGCGGTGCTGATACAGTGGCTCTTGTCACCGATCAGATGCCACAACACGCTCATACCGTTGGTATTGGTGGCGCAAATACAAACTTTTCTCCTGCAGCTGGCGGTGGTATTGGTACGACTGCAACAACGCAGGACACGGGTAACACTGGTGGAAACCAAGCCCACAGCAACGTCCAGCCGAGTCAGGTCACTAACTTCATCATAAAAGTGTAATAAAATTCACTGCTATGAATAAAACAAACAGATACAGTAAAAGGTATGAACATAAATGGAATGGTTAAATAATGGCTTTGGTCTACTCGCAACAGTCTTTGGGGCCGTTGGGCTACTCGGTGGTGCTGCAGGATACTTCAAAGCATCGCGTGGTGACTCGATTATTAAGTACCAAACCATCGAAAATGACGGTCTTCGTCGAAAAATTGCGGATGTTGAAAAAGAGCGTGATGAAGCGGTAGCTGATAAAAAAACAGCTGAAACTGCTTGCGCCACCAAAGATGAAACGATCGCCAAACAAGAAGAGCATATCAAATACCTGCAAAAACTAGGGCAGGGTTCTCCTCAATTAAAAAAGTTGACCACGGCTATTGAAAATCAAACTAAAGTAATTGCCGACTTCATCACGAAGCAGGCGAAGGAGAAAAAATAATGCCCTTCAAAAAACTAACTGAGGATGAATTACGGGATACCGACACCCTTATCTATACCATTAAACGCAAAAATAGACATTTCCACTTATTTCAAACACTTTTTATGATAACTACATTTATCACATTGATTATCATCATCAGCGCCCAGCAGCGCACCCTGAACGGCGTGAGGGACCAACTTACGCAGGCCAAGCAGATCGCTTCACAAACAGCCGAAAGAAGCAAAGAACAACAGGATACTATTTTACGTCGGCTCGACTGTATGTCGGTATTTTTCAGCCAGCGTGATCGTACTAACTTGAGTATCGAAAACATCGACAAGTGTACCTTGAATCGTGATGGTGATCTGCAGCAATTCTTCATCCAGGAGCCAGGAGAGCAGCCCGAGACTACTCGCGAACAGCAATCGTCATCGGCGGGCCCCGAAAATTTAACCCCTAGCACTCTCGCCAGCTGGCGAGAGTGCGGCCCCTCCAGCAGAAGAAAACGAAATCATCGAACCACGTCCACCTGCAACGATTGATCTACCCTTGGTGCAACTGCCAAAAGCCTGTGTATTGCAAGTCCTCTGTATTCAATAGTGCTACAATGTAGTTATGGCTAACTAGAAAAGGAGCAACAGAAAAAATATGGGAAACGTACCAAAACCAAATATCCAGTGGCGGGGAGCACACCCCAACAACTTCACCGTCGGCCGTCCAGGAGGCGGGCTTGATGGTCGAAACACTAACCACCACGTCGTAGGCTCAGCAGAATCTGCAGTGCTTGTTTTCAATAACGGCAGTCGTGGTGCCTCTTCTCATTTGGTGATCACGGACCGCCCAGATATTGCTGCTTTTCAGTGTGTCGACTTTGCAAATACTGCTTGGTGCGATGGTAACTGGCAATCTAACCTGCGTACGATCTCTATGGAGCATCATGGTGACTGGCGCAACGGCTACCGTAACGAACAGGTGATTGAAAACTCGGCCAAAGTCGTTGCTTGGCTGCGTGATCAGGGCCTTGTTAATCGACCGATCCGTCACCGTGAAGTCTCGCAAGCTGGTACCATTTGTCCTGCAGATCTTCCTGTCGAGGAAATTTGGGACCGCGCCACTCAGTTGATCAATCGCTACAATCAGCCACCCGCACAGCCAGAGTGGATGAAAAACCGTCGTGAGGTGCCTGTACGCACGCTCTACAACCAAAAAGAAGTCACCTGGGTTCACAACCTCAATGCGCCAGGTAGCCCGCTTGATGATCGTCGGTTCGCTCGCAACCAGGACTTTTACATCAAAGGTGAAACTGTTGCAGGTGGTATTGAATACTGGATCACTGCTTCGAGCTTTGATGGAAACGTACCTGCAGGTATCGCAAAATACGATCTTGCTGATAAACCTTGGAGCCCGCCAACTCAGCCAGAGCCACCAAAACCAACGACTCCTGACTGGGCCGACGCACTGATCAAAAATGACCGCGTCAACGAAACACTGTATGTTCTACGGGCCACTCCGCTGATCGACCTGGAAAACGGCCGCCCATTCGTCAAAGATGGCAAAGAGATCTGGTACCAGGCTGGTGACATTGTTGAAAACGTGTCGACGCATACTATCGTCAATGAGGTGATGTATCAGGTAACTGAATACAGTCTCCAGGAGACGAAAAAGGGCAACTGGAAAGCTGCCAACGGTATTCTTGGTAAGGATCTGACCAACGATCCAAAGGCGTGTCCTCCAGGTACACCTGCCAACCCACTGCCTCCCGAAGAGCCCGAAGATCCAGTTGAGCCAATGCCCGACGTTCCCACCAAAGATGACGAGCAAGACGCTAAGATCAATGGTATTATGGATCTGTTGAAGGTAATCGGTGATGCTATCGCCGCATTCCTGGCAAAATTCAAAAAGTAAAGGAGAAAACTATGGATTTAGCATTTTTCACCCAAGCAACCGCACTCGCTGCGATCGGCGTTGTCGTCGTGCAGCAGATCCTCAAATTGAAGTTCATCCCTGTAGCCTTCGCGAATCGGTATCCAGTACCGACGAACATTGTGCTTTCAGTTATTGCCTCAGTTATTGCGGTTTGGCAAAGTAATACGACCGCCCCCGTCACCTGGACGGACTGGCTTGCGCTAGTCGTGCTCGTATCTGTTGTAGCTGCGATCATCTACAACAACTTGCTCCGCAACTGGACCGAGTTGCGTGCCACCGAAGCCGAAAAATAATCTACTGCAAAAAGAAAAGAGCCCCTGCGAGTGAGGGCTCTTTTTAGTGGATGTCTGTATTTGTTTGATTTTTTTGCCGTGTTTGTTCTATGGCAAACTATATAGCACAAGAATTATTGCAGTCAATATACACAACGGAAAAACTTGGTGAAGTGGATAGGATTCGAACCTACATGCGCTACGCGCGACAGTTTTACAGACTGCTCCCGCAAACCGTATCGGGCTCCACAACATAGGACGAGAGGCAGGGAGGGACGGCTCTATTTGCGTTTGGCCCGAAGGTTACTTTGCGTTCGATCGCCAATGAATTAAGTGTCACCTGCTTCGCCTATCGGATACTAGATACACGGCAGGCTCAAAGAGTCAAGCACTAGTATCCGAGAGGCGGGCCGATCAACTCGCAGGATGATCGGCCACTCTGTTATTTTACGCTAATACGAGTTATCGCGATAGTGTTTTGCTAACGCCACTGCAGGGGTGCCATACACCACCTGGATATACTCTAAGCCACAGCGAATTTGCTCTCTTGCATCTACAGTCTTCGAGCAATTTGCGTATGCCAGTCCTGGCAATCCCCAAGTGCTATCAAGGAACTGGGCGATGCCAAACGCGCTCGAGGCGTTCTGCGCAAAATTATTCCAACTGCTCTCACACGACCAGAGTTCATACAGTGCATCCCACTGTCCCCCCGTCCAGCCTTTAGCAGCTGCCATCTCCCGCCCCATAGTTGCATTCTCTAGTAATGGCGTTTTCCAGGTTCTCTGAGCTGGTGAGCCGCAGAAGATCCGTGCGGGAATCGTACTATCCACTCTAGTTTTCACTGTTTGAGGGGCAGGAGTCGACACTGGCGCGGGCTCAACTGGTTGTTCCACTACGGGATCAGCGGCCACAGGCGTTTCGACTGGTGTAGGATCTGGTGTTACCTCTGTTTTTGGCTCGGGTTCCTGGGCCAAACTAACAGATTGAGAGTTGGTATGAAACTCCTTTTGCTGGGGTTCCATCACAAAAACGGTGGACCCTGTCAGCGCTACTGCCATGAAGACGAGTAGTGCGTCTTTCAGTAAAGTTTTCTTCATATTTATTTGGCCGTAACGCGAACGTATACATGCCTCACGATCAGTAGTATACCACAGAACACTGCAGCGATACCGACTGCCTTCGCGTTGGTGAATGTTACCCATCCAGCAAGCTGAGCGCCCGCCAGGACAATGATGCCGAGCGCGAATGGCTCGATTGCGTCTATGAATTTGTCTAACATTTGTTGCTCCTTTTTAGTTAGTACGCTTTGCAGTATAGCAGACCATAGGCTCAATGTCAAGTCTAACCACGACGATTTATCTTATCGACCCCTGGTAACTTTCCATTTTTTATGAGCTGATTGATCACGTTCTTGTACCAGTGCCGATCACTGGCCGTGCCCGCGAATGCGAGGAGTAGACAGCCGTTCGAGTCGTATATCTTTCGGTGCTTGCGCCCTTTTTCGATCGTATACCCGAACGGCTTGATTATGTCCAGGATCAATTTCTCCTCCTTGGACCACTTGGTTTTACCCATGTCATTTTTTCTTTCGCACTGCCTTTTTCTTTTTGGTGGCCTGCGGATCGCCGAATTTAAGCCGTACGAGCTGCGTAGGCGGCTGTTTGGTGATCGGGACGGGTTCATACTCATCTGACTCCAAAACAAGCAGTATAGCGTCTCTACGAATGTCATACGCGCATCCAATGAGCTTTGCGTCGGCTGGCACGCCTTCAATTACCTGGACTTGTTTGGCGAATCGTGCGCCCGTGGTGAATAAGCTCATCCACTCAACAGGGTTGATCATCATAACGCGGGTGCGTCGTGTTGGCACTTCCTGCTCTGGGACCTGCTCGCCTAATGCTGGTTTTTCTTCTTTGCTACTCATCGAGATATACCTCCACTCGTGGGTTTAGTTTGTCGTGACCACCAAATTGAATGACGATACATTCAACGTGCTTGGTGTCGTCGTCTTCAATGATCTCTGCGGCCGTCAGTGCATCCATGACAGTACCGAGGGCATTGTCGAGATCGTGGCGACGCTGATTATCATAGTAAACGACGATATTGATGTTGATAGGGTACTCAGTGACCTGGAAGCCCCGAAACTGTTGCTTGAGCTGCAGGAGGGCGCTCTGTTGCCACGTTTTCACCGAGTCCGCGCTGCGCAGGAAGGGTTTCCCCGTCGCACGATTCACCGAGATGATCTTACGGTTCTTCTGCGACGGGACGTTACCGCTGATTGTGAGCTTCACGATGGCACTCCCTTGTGAGCCAGACTAGATTGCTGCGCTTGAAATATAGATCAGGCGCTTCGTTTCTTCCCTTTATGTGGTGAAGATCCATGTGCTGCGACTCTTTTGCGATCCCGCACGCTGGCAGTCCCATTTTGTGGTCTTCGCACTTGATCAGGTTTTCTTCGTCTCGATCCTTTAGAGCCTGCAGTTTTCGGAAGTCCTGCCACTTTATTGAGATCGGGCCCCTTCTTTTTAGTGGCCGCCTCTTGATCGAGCCAGCCCTTTTCAGGTGGTTCGTCTGAGAGGAATCCTTGCGGGTCCGATTGAGGTTGCTTCTTTTTAACACGAGGCTTAATTACCTTCCCGAATATCTTCGGTGGACTCACCTCGAATTTCAGCTTGTGCTTTTCGAGCCCGTCGCGCTTCTGCGGACTTTTGGGCGGCATCGGTACTGATTTGCTTGAGTTTTTCGGGATCGGTCGCTTTGAGCTTACCAAAGTAACCAGGAGTCCCAAGACGAGCACCCATGCTACCAGCTCGCGAGTGGAAATCGGGTCCATATTTCTCCTTCTTAGTTTGTGCGCCTTTTTTAGCGCCTTCGCTATTTCCTGCCATCTGTTTATTCCTTATCTGGATGTGACCGATCAACTGCACGCTTGAATCCCGCCATGGCGTTAGCGTAGTAAGTGTCCCAGTCTTCGGTTATTGTTTTTAATTCAGTTTTGTGGGCCCACACCGCGTATAAGGACGCACGAAGTTCCTGAGAGGGTGACTGATTGCCTTGCGACGTGTCACCCTTCGGGATCTCCGAACTTTTAATTGCATCGTTTTTGAAAAGCAAGTGGCCTGTCTTCTTCCGATAGCCATCAATCTCAGCCATTTGCTCAGTCGACACCTCCAGCTGCGTTTCGAACGACAGCGTGACAGAATCATCGGCTTTGCGAGTAGCTTTTTTGAAGATGACTTCGAGTTGCAACAGGCCCATCACTTATACCTCGTGCTTGCCTTCCACGCCACGATACGAGCGCTCTAGTTGGCGATCTTTCAGTGCTTGAAGCGCCTGCTCCAAATGAGTGATCGCCAAAGAATTAGCACGATCGCGGTACTTGCCTTCGTTGAAGAATTCCAGGCGCTGCAGTGCGGCCCAAATAACATCTTCGACGAATGCGCCGTTCGGTGGCAACAGTTCATCCGTATCAGCCTGGCCACGTGGACCATCCTGCCAGCGGATCAGCAAGGCTGGAAATTCAGTCTTGCCGTCGCCAGTAGTGTCGAGCTCCAAACGGACCTCTCCACCAGTAGGGTTAGCGTCGTCGTCGACTTTGTTTTCAGCGACGAGCGCAGGATTTACGTTGTAATGTTCGCGGTACCCTGGGGTACGAGTTTCATCGGTCTGGGTTGGTGCCATGATATGGTCCCTCCTTATTGAGTTTATGGTTGCCTTAGTATTTTAGAACGGCACGTCGTCTACGTCGATCTCGTCCGTAGCCTTCTTTTCCTTGGTTTCAGCAGCGGCAGGCGCAGCCTCTTCCTCGGTTTCGCTCCATTCAGGGGCATTTTCGATCTTTTCCTGCATCCAGTCGGGCAGGTCGTTGAACACGTCCATATCAGGATTTTCGATCGAGAATGAGCTGATCTCATTCACGCCGTCGACTTTCTTTTTGGTGGTCATAATGCCGTCGACGTTGGCATAAGTTTTCTGACCATCTTTGCTCTGGCTGTGAGTGATCTGCAGCAAGCAGAATTTGTCGAGCAGTTTGGTGATGTCGAATTCAGCCGCCTCTTCGTCGGTGAATTTCTTACCGCGCCAAGAATCAAGGTGCTTGCGAAGGTTTGCCTTCGGGTGCATCGACAGTTTGTAGCTGTTGAAGATGCTGAACGGATCACCGCTCTCCATCGCTACCTTTTCACCGTCGGCCGTTTGAAGCAGCTCCCAGTATAGATAGATCTTGCGGTTTTCTTTGGTGCCGAACTGACTCTGTTCGGTTTGAGTACCGATGTCCACCATCTTATAACAGCGGGCAAGGTATACACCCTCTGGCGGGAGCTCGAAGTCGCCTCCAGCCGATACAGGTGCTTTGATTGGTGTTACTTTTGCCATTATTTGGCCTCCTTCTTACTTGGTTTTTTCTTCTCGACGACCGCGCCATTTTCCACGCCGTGCTTCCACAGCGCTTCTTTGGTCATGTCCATCATGCGCAGGCAGACGATCACGGCGCGGGCCCAGTTGATGCAGTCCTTGACCGTGAGGCCAAGATCACTAGCAAAGATCGGGCTGAATCCGCCGTCCTTGCGGCATGAAACAATGAGGAGGTCGTCGATCTCTTGATTACCCATTTCCATCCAGGCCATCGCGTAAATCGCGGACTGCAGGAAGTATTGATAGTTGACACCTTCGGGCATACAGGCATCCTTGGACTGGCTGGCGTTCGAAGTCTTCCAGTCCGCCAAAACAACACCTTTGCCTTCGATCTCGAGCAGGCCATCGAACGTACCACAGATGTTGTGCTGCTTCGAGTAAATCAGATCTTCGGCACCGAGTAGTTTTGGTTTGGTAGAGTGCCACCATTCGACAAAACGATTGTAGGCGAGCTTGGCCTGTTCGATGTCGTTTGGCGCTTCTTCGATCGCTTGAGCCTTTGCCTGATCGCTTTCATAGTCGGCAGTCTCGATAGACTCCTTGTATTGAGCGGCGATGTCGAAGCCGTCGACTTCCTGGCCGTCCTGGGCCCGTACGAAGTGCTCGATAGCATCGTGGACCACAGAACCGATGTCGGCACCCTTTTGGGTCCAGCGCAGATCGGCTTTGCTGCCGTAGCTGATCACTTCCAGTGCTTCTTCACGGCTTAGTGGCTTGAGGTTATCGCCATCCCAGAGTGAGCCGAAGCCCTTCTTTGAATAGCCCATTTTCTTCTCGCCGTTGTCATCGGTGAATTCGTAGAACTGGAACAGGTACATCAGTGCTTTTGTGAGCGGGTAGCGCTGCAGACCCTTCTTTTCAAGCGTATTGCCGAGGATCGTGGTACATCCCTTCGGATATAGAGCCTTGCCCCATGCCTTCGGGTTGTCTTTCGGAAGCTCCCAGTTTACACGCTCCCGCGCCTGATAGCGGTGTGTCTTGTCGGTGTAATTGACTTTGATACTGTCCCCGTACAGGAACACCTGCATATCCTTAAATGCCATCTGTAGCGCTCTCTTCCTTCTCCGCCAGGAGATCTAAAATTGTTGTTTTGTCAACCACTTCGGGCGATAGATCGAGTGCGCCATCGGTAGGCTCGTCGACGATCTCCGCACCAGCCGCAGCCAGTACATCATTCAAGATGATCGAATCGGTGTAGTAGTTGAGCAGGTACTTGCGTGCCTGTTCTGCCGCGTTGGTGTGGCGGGAGCTGATGCCCTTTTGGAATTCAGCTTCGGCAAAGTAGAACTTCGTGCTCTCTTCGTCGGCCACGATCACGCCAAGCGTCTTTTGCTTCACGTCCATGACTGAGTTACTGAGTGCCAGGATCTTGTTCGGGTCGATCGTGTAATTCTGGCTGATGTTGGACTTGCTTTCCTGGGCCACTACGATCTTGAATGGCACGGGCTCATCCGAATTGAAGTTGTAGTAGTTCAAATTCATCAACCAAGCGCCGCGAGCAGTGCCGCCAATGTGGAACAGCTCAGATGCGCCCTTTGGCTTTGGTGCGTCGGTCATGTCACCAGAGAATAGGATGTCGCGCTGATCGTTGCGGTATCGAGCATCCCAGCCGATCTTGCCTTCTGCGTTGGCGATCGAGAGATCCAAGTCGATGCGTGCGTGGTCCGTGTTGGTCCAGTGTACGCCGACAACCATATCTTCGGCCACTTCGATGAAGGTACCCGTTGGCAAGTTGCCCGTGAATTGCTTCTCGGTAGCAGGTAGGCCGTATTTGAGGCCCTTCGGAATGTAGATCGTTTTGCCCTTCACGTTCGGCTCGAGATCAGCGATGATCGACTTGAGGATGATGCCGTAGATCACCTCGGCACCCTTTTTATTGTCGAAGCTAAACTCTTTGGCGTAGGACTTGCCGTTGCGGATGCGGTACAGGATCGAATCAGCGTCGGTCGTGCGGAACCGTAAAGCATACGCCAGACGGATTTTGCGGTAGATATTAGCGTTTGTAAGCGCCATTTCGAACTTGTGCAGCTCTGGCTTCTCACGGCGCGTCAGACGGGCTGTAATCGTGTTCAGGAGGTCTTCTTCCATTGGTTTGTGATTTACCACGGCCAGACGACGGATCTTATTGATCGTTTTCTTCATGGCCGAGTTGGTACGAAGCGCCAAAAAGATAGGCTTGTAGCGGTAGAAAATTTCTGCCAGGCGTTGCAAGCCGACTTCCTTCTCGTAGTTGTTGAAGTAGCGGACCAGATCGTTATTATTGCGACCCTTGAGCTCGTTGATGAGTGCTGGATTCTTGATCAGCAAAGTTTTTTCAGTGGCACGGTATACGATATAGCGCAAAAATTCGACAGGCTGCGTCGGTACGATGCCGAAGTGATCGTACAGTGCAGACTTGACTTCCTTATTTTTGACAAGCGCCACGTCGTTTTCATTGATGCCGACAAACTGGGCCACGTCGATAGCGTCCGTAACGGTACGCTCGTGCAGGGCCACGCCAGATGTCAGGAGCTTCATAAGCTCGACTTTGAGCTCTTCTTTGGTGAGGCCACGGATCACAACGATGCGGATTCCGTCCTTCAATTCAGGAGCGTCCAACGCTTCACCAGGAATATAGACAGACTCTTCGCTGTAAATACCCATGCGCTCAGCGCCGTATGTCGATAGATAGTGCATCATCTGCTCGAATACTAGCTGCTGCATAGATGCGTCGCGGACCTTCGCAAATGACTTGTGGAATGATGCGTTCAACTCCTCGGAGCTGCGCCCGTAGGCTTGATTGACAAGATCGGTTATATGACCAAGATCCTTATATTGCTCGTGGACCTCTGGCGCGAACATAAAACCCTTTGACAGTGTTTCTTTCGCGTCACCCACGGCAAAGCCTGGATCATACACGTTTTTCTTGCTCTCAACGGGCAAAGCCTTAAAGAGTCGTATTGTTGATTGCATTGGTTGCTCCTTTTCTTTGAGGGCGGGCAGTAAATACAAATCCAAAATTGTTGAGTAGGAACTGCCGATGCCCCTTATTGTTAATGCGATCATTTTTATGATCCTACCCCCTGCCTAGTGCCATCGGGGACGAGAAGGGTCCGCTTCTCGGAGAGTCTCTAGCCATTGGACCGCCAGAATTCCTCTTTTATCTACCTCCCGCTACTTCCAGCGTTTCGCTCCTTGCGGATTACTTTGCTGACTCTACGGGCCTAACCACTAGGCAATAGGTAGGATCATAAACGGGCGAGTGGTAAAAAACCGCGCTCTAACCAACTGAGCTACTCCCCGTTCTAATGGCTGCACGAGGGGGTGGGCACCGCGTACAGCTATCTTGTTCGGGGAGGCAGGACTCGAACCTGCGACCTCGGGCTCCCAAAGCAAATTATAGGAACCACTTATGCCCTCGATATTCAATATCAAGGTGGCGGGGAGTAATAAACAGCCTAAAAGGCTGTTGCTTATGCAGCAACAATTATAGGAACTCCCTGTGCCACTGTAAATGTGCGTAGTAGCGAGCGGTATTTGTTCAATGAAAGTGAATTGTTTGATAGGAACCGCTTGTGCTACCTCTATACTATCAAACCATAGGCTCGATGTCAAGACCTTTTTTAGAAAGGAATGCTAAAATTCCAGGCTTCTTTTCGCAGACGATCAAAAGCCTCTGCTGGCGTATGACCGTCCCATTCTGCGGCACGCTCGCGCTCTTCGATTGCAGCAAACCACTGCAGATCTTTGAGCTCATAATGATTCGTGATCTGCCCGCTTGGAGTCTGTGCAACTACCACGAACCAGCCGCCACCAAAACAATCTTCGCCTGTTGAATGCTTGCGGGACCAGTGAACGTCATTTTTGCCAGCCTTAAACCATTCATTAAATAGCAACGCATTGTAGGCCATACGGTAGGCATAAAGCTCATTGAACGTATGGTATCCGTCCGAAACTTCACCCATCTCTTTAACCTGGAAAGCAACCGCCATCATGTCTTGAGTCATACGATAGTAGTTTTCGCGCTCATCTTCACTTTGGCCGCGAAGTTTGACGTAAATATCCTGGCCTAGAATTGTGCCAAGATGAACCATTGTAGGTTGTGCTTGATGCGATAACTTATTCATCCGATCACTCCAATCAGGTTATTGCGCCGTGTGATCTCGCGATCCAGGCACTTGATTTGCTCGTTTATTCGGCGAACGTCGCCCCAAAAACGCAAGAAGAAAATGTTTTCGCGGTCGCTGTATTCGATCCGCGCAGTTGGCACGTTGATTCTTTGGTGGACCCCGTTATACTCGCCAAGCATTCGGCCCAGGATCGCGTATATTGACTGGATGTCGCTCCAGCTCCATGATTGTAGATTGCCCTGCATTACTGCTACCCCCGTGTTCATTTTATTACTTCGATTTCTGCCAGCGCGTCACCGACGATGAAAAACTCTTCGGGCTCGCCAAGATCAGGATCTCCAGGAATGGTGAGCAGGTGCGGATTCTTTTTTGCTTCCAAGTTCCAGTTAGCTTCCTGGTCGCTATAGATGGCAACGTGCTCGTATTTTTGCGGGTAGTAAACGACAGGCACCACGCCGACAGTCTGCGCGTTGAGGATCTTGCGGATCTCGCCGATCTTTTTGCGCTTGCCAGCATCGAACTTTTTGATGGTCCCGTCCTGTTTGAGCAGTTCATAGCGGAAGCGGCGGTTGCGATCCCGTTTTGCATCATTGGCCTCTTCTTTGTCGGCCTCTGCGCGTTGACGGGTGATCGCCGCGACTTCGCCCTCTTCGGTTGCAGGCTGGTCGATCTCAGTTTTACAGTCGTTGCAGTACACGCGGGCAGGATCAGTCACGTCGATGTCGTGACCATAATGGCTCATGCCAGTATTGAAGTCATAGAGGTTGACGTGCTCGCCCCACATCTTTTTACTCTTGCGGTCGATACGGGTGATCTTGATATGGATCGGGCTACCCTCGTAGCTGAATTTGAGTATTTTGCCGACATGAAAAACGTATTTGCCGTGCTCATCCTTATCGGTATAAGCGCGGTCGATCATCATGTCGCTCAGATTTTCTTTTTTACCCATGAGTTGCTTCTCTCCTTACTTCTAAAATTATCATACCATAGCCCCAATGTCAATGCTAAAATGCTTGTGTAGGGGGCGTTTCGAGTTGCTTCTTTTCGCCTCCTACGATCTTGAGCTCTTGAGCGCCTGGAAATACCGACTGGACTTTCTCCACGTCGGATTTTTTATTCCATTCTTCCTGTTCGGCCGCGATCTGCTCTGGTGACTTATAGCCTGGCTCGATCTCGGGCCACGGCAGATCTTCGCCTGGAAACAGTTCGGCCCAACACCAATTTTGTACGCTCTTGAGTCCTTCGGCTTCGAACATATCGCCCCAATCCTTATACGGCTCGCGTGGTTGACGTACACGGTACGCCACAAGCTCGTCCAGCGCTTCTTTGACCTTATTACCCGCATCATCACGATCGCCCGCATACACGAGCTCTACGCGGTTCTCAGCGGCCCATTTTGCCATAGCTTTGACTAACTCAGGCTGTGAAGCGGACGGCGTGGCGATCCATGGCACCGAGCAGTATTCCAACACGGCAGCATCGGAGCAGCCTTCCACCAAAAAGATCTTCTCGCCTGGCTCGAGATTCCAGGTCCCGTACATAGTCGGCTTTGCATCCTTCCAAAAATTGAAGCGGACGTTGCCTTGCAGATTGCGCCACTGGCCGAACGGGATCGACTTTTTTGAGCGACTAAAATACGGGATGAAATAACGGTTATGCTCAGCATCCCAGCGCCAGCCCAGGCTGTTCAATTCGTCGATCGGGATGTTTTTGAAATAGTGATCCTCGGGGATCTCTGGCAGTGACTTCCAAAATTCCATCAGGTCGATCGCTTTATACTTCACTTCTGGCTCCTTTTTTGCTGCTCGTACAGGTCGTGAAAATGATTGCGTTGACCCGCTGGAGTGCTCGCGAAGACTAGGGAAGGCTTTGGTGATGTGATAGCGGCCGCACCCTGCGTGGCAGTTGACGAACCAGTCATCTTTGTAGATTTGGACCGACGGGTGTTTGTCTTCATGCGTAGGGCACTGAGAGAGGATATAGCGATGACCTTGCTTATATCGGAGGCCCGCAAGATCGAGCTCTCGGAGTACGTCAGCCTCTGTAAATTTGTCTGGTTCATATTCTCCTCTCATTACTTCTTAAAAAATCCCTTCTTCCACTCATGCTCTTTTGGGCCAGTTGCTTTTTCAAGCATCAACATCATCATATATAGATCTTCGAGTCGATCTGCTACAGGATGATCCGCGCTTAAACCATCCCACAACGGATAACCCGCTTCAATGCAGAGATCACGAGCTAGGTCATAATCCTCTTTAGTAAAAATAAGTTTGAACTCTACTGTGTTTTTTCCAGGAGGCACCACTAGCCCTTGAAATTGTGTAAGTGTTTGCATCACGCTGCTGGCTCCATTCTTGAATTGTTAAGTTTCATAGTGTACGGGAAGCCTGGCTTTTTGGTGAATCGGGACTTGCGGACGTTGAGGTCGATACAGTCATTCAGATCGCTCTCGGTGATCTCCACGACTTTTGTGGCTACCTGCGCGAGTGCGCCTGATCCGACAATGCGATCCATACCCTTCGCGGCCGTAGCCTTATTCATGTGACTCACCAAGATAATCGTCTTCTTTTTTTGCTTCATCAGCTGATTGAGCCGCTGCATAAATACGCGCTGCGCGATGTATTCATTTTCGCCTTTGATCGCCTCGGCATTTTCGAAGGCAAATTGCAGATGGTCCAATAGGATCAGGTCGATCCCGTCATCGTACCAGGCTTCGATATATTCGAGCAGATCGTTGAGGTTCCACGACTTTACGAGAGCATCCTCGGGCAAGCAGCGGACCGTCTGGCTTCGGTTCATTTTTTCATATTCTTCGGAGCTCAGTACCTGGCTGAGTCGGTTGCTAACATCGGCCATATCATCCTCGAGCACAAGCATCCCTACTTTTGTACCGTTGCGGATCGCAGGGGCCATAAAATTCAGCGCGACGGTTGACTTACCCACGCCAGTCAGACCATAAAGTAGCACGATCTCGTATCCATCTTTGCGGCCGAAGCCACCAGAAAAATACTTGTCGAGCACACCGTGGCCCGTAGTGAACAGGTCCGTTTTGCCCCAGGTTTCCTTGAGCTGTTTGGCCTTTTCAGCGAAGTCGCCGATATAGACAATTTGCTTACTGAGGGCCATCGTCGTCACCCATCCTTCGACGTACCATTTCATCCTGATTTGTAACGGTCACATCTTCTTCGTGAATCTGATCAGGCGCGGTGGCGGCGGCGCTCGTGTCGCGGGCCGCGTACCATCGGCCGAACTTTGAAGGTGCAAGCAGGTTGTCAATGCTCATCTGCTTGTTTTGGCGGTGCCAGTCGGACTTGGAGAAGGCGCGGGCCGCGCCGCGGATCTCGTCGGCCGTGTAGTCCTTGAGGCGGGCGTTGAGGGCGCGGGCGCGTTCGGCGGTCGGCTTCTCTTTAGGATTCACCAAAGAAATAAGATCGAGCAAAAGAGCGTCAT